ACTGATACCCCACTGGATTATCAGGCTTCGCTTAGTACCATCAATAATTATGGGCAGAGTTGCATACCCGTTAGATCCAAGTCTTCCACTGCCAACCCCTGCTTTTGCTATTTCTCCCAGACCAAGGTATGTGAGAATGTCAGCGATAGTGCTTTTCCCGATAATATCCCGGCCGACAGAAGTTAAATCAGTCTGTGATGCTGTATCAGTTCCAGTGAAATACGGGAGTTTATTTGCACCGGTTGCGAGCCCAGCCAATGCCGTCAGCGTGGCGTCAAGCGCCTGGAAATCCTTCCCAAAAGCGGTCCCCATTTTGGAGATAAACCCGTTCAGGTCACCATCATCAAGCACGTCCAGCCCGCTTTTGTTAGCGGTGTACTGCGCCAACGCTGCCGCTATAAAGCTGGCCTGTCGAATGGCTTTGTTTACCTGCGCTGATTTTGCTGGCCCGCTAATAAAGCCGGACAAAAGCGCCGGTAGTGCTTCCCAGTCAGCCTGAGACATCACGTTAGCATTCGCTGCTGTCGCGAACGGTTTAAAGTTGTTTGTTGCCATTAGAGTATTGTCCCCCATGCTCCAACATCGAACCCGCCGATGTATTCGTTATCCATATCAAACCCAAAGAATTTAGAGCCCTCGGATGGTGCTTCTACCGAAGGCGTTTCAACATCACCGGCCCATACGCCAGCTGCTTTAACAGTGAGATAGCCCTGTTTAATAGCGGCAATCAGTTCGAGTGACACATCAGAAATATCAGTCTCGGGGAATACCCAGACCGATATCGTCATGTCCTGGTTGTCGACGATCTGCATCTTCAGGCCAGAGCCTGCGGTAGCAGCGTCAAGGATGGGAGGCAGAGAGTCGTTCCGACCATCCCATTTGTTGATAGCGATTTTCGCTTTCAGAATGATGCGGTACGTCTCATCACTCAGCGTCGTATAGCCAGAATCAGGATCATATGGCCCTTGCCAGATGCCCTGATCATATCCAAGCCCGTCAGTGTCCCAGCTGAAATAAACGCCGCTAATTGGCTGGCTTACTATGCGACTGCGTCCGATCCACAGACCGAGAATATCGAGCTGGACGCCGACAGCGGTATCAATATCGAAAGCGCTCACCAGTCCCCTGGTGGCCGCAGTGATATCAATCAGTGGCCGTGTACTCAGATCAACGTGATCAAAGAACCTAGGCTTAGTGGCGTGATAGTTGGTGATTAAGTCCGTGTACTTGCTCATGACGTCACCGTTAGAACAATATTTTCAGGCTTACAGGATGCTGACTCGTTGTATGCAATGTTGATATTTGCCGCCGCTACAGTTCCGGCTGATTTGCCAATTAGCAGTTCCTGAATGTCGTAATAACGAGCACTGCCACCACTGACCACGCCCAGGTTTGCCGGAGAGTAAATGCGACTCAGCAGAACCGAATCACCGATCGTCAGCCCATTGATGTAATCCGCTACTGCCTGTTGAATCTGCACACCGATTTGCGACGTGTAACCGGCAAAGGCTTTCAACGTGATATGTCCGTAAATCGGGACATCAGTCGACCGCGAAAAACTGATCACATGAGGATTGCCGTAAGTGTCCGGTACCGTGACAGAGGTCGTCCCGTAAGTCGCAGTTCCCTGCCCCTTATTCCCCCGGATTGTCTGGGCAATTTCTGTCACATCGCCACCGTCAACAATCGCGGAAATAGAGTGCGGGGGCAGCCCGTTACTATCAGTTGCACCAGTATCGTTCTCGTAGAGCTTGTGACGTGTCACACCAGCGACGTTGGCGATCGCTCCGTCGACGCCTTCAAACGGTGTGATGGACGGCAGCGCGACGCTCTGCCCCTGCCTGATGCGCAGCTCTGCGTCGGTTTCTGCCGGTGCGCCTACAGTGGCCGCTGCTGGGTTTGTTACCGATGTCCAGCCGCGAGTCGGCGAATTGATGGTCGTGATGGTCCCCGTCAGCGCGGCTACCGCTCCACTGTTTGAACAGGTTGCAGTTACCGTCACCATACCGTCGACACCAATCACCACCGAGGCAGGAAGACGCCAGATCACGTTATTGGTGTCTTTCACGGTACCGTTCGTAATGGTTGCCCCTGCGGTACCGGTGAGCAGAAGATCCACGGTGGAGTTCGTCGCCCCTTTACGCGCGATACCGTTAATTTTCACGTTACTGGTCAGCCCTGCGCCGTAACCCGTAGCAGGTGAGAAACAGTTGTAAACGGAAATGGCCGTGTTATTGGCATCGTGAATAGCCAGCGCCACCAGCGCCACCATCTGGCCGTCTTTGCTGTCCGGCTCCAGATAAGCGTCACTGCCATAAATCTGCTGGAAATAGCTCGTCAGGGTATCGAGTATCGTCTGGTAATCAGGCGCACTGATCCCCTCAGCGGTTACCGTTGCCGATAAGCCGAGTGTGTCCAAATTGAGGGCCATTTATGCCTCGCTGGTTACTGTCGTTGTTCCGTAGAGAGTGTCGATTTCAGCGAAGAACTGGACGCGGCGCGTCGTAGTGTTCACTGTCGTATTGAAAGAAAGGATGGATTTAACGCCCCGCGTTTCGAGGATGCGCTTACGGATCGCCAGGTTGTAGGTTTCCGGTTTTTGCTTACCGAGTACGGACTGAATCCACGGTGTCCCCTCTGTGGTGTCGAGGAACCATTGTCCGTACCATAATTCGAATCGCGTTTTCACGGCCTGCGCCACTGCCTCCGGAGAGTTAATCAGCCAGGTATCATCGCCGCTGCCAAAGGTGTAATCACCGTCGGCGTCTTCACGCCTGTATCGCATCAGTTCACCCCGTCTGTGTTGCTGGTGCCGTGCTGTACACCACCGTGAGTGTGTTTATCGTCGATAGATTTACCGTTTGCTTTGACGGTACCGATAAACTCGACCGCGCCAGTAATTTTGGATGCGACGCCTGAGACAACAGAGCCCACCATGCCGCCCATCCATGACAGGAGCCCGTGAATAGTGACTTTCTCCGAGAAGTCAGCCAGCGGGGTAACCACCTCCACGCCCCCCGGCGCCACAATTTTAATTTTCTGCGTATCCGGATTAAGATCGATGTACGTACTTCCATCAACACTTCGAAGCTGCGCCGACGTGGTGCTGACATTCTTAATTTTGTTGGGCTGAGATATTTGACCCACTGAGCAGGTGGCGTCGGACAGGTCATGTATGCGGTCGTCGACAGGTTCCTGCACTCCGCCGTTTTGCCAGAAGAAATCAATACAGCGGTCCTGAAACTTAAGTTCGCACTCATCGCCGGGGCTCACCGGCAACGTTAAAGTAACTCCCCCGGCCGTTGGGAATACCACGGGAACATCCACCAGCAGCGGGTAAGGTTTTGTCACCCGGTTACCATCGTTATCGATTTCAACGTAACGGATAGCAGGCTGCACAACCGCCGTCACCGCGTCAGGGTCGAACGACTGAATAATGCCAGGCAAAGCGACGCGGATTTGGTTCTTTGTGGTCTCTCGCTCAGATTTGAATGTTTCGGCAAGGTCGCCGCTGCGGGTCTGATCAGAAACTGCCATTTGATTGGCTCCAGAAAGCAAAAAACCCGCCGGGTGGCGGGTTTGATTTATGAGGAATTGCAGCTTAAGCGGTTAACGAATCGTCGCCAACCTTCAAAAGTTGATTAACGATTGTATCTACTTCTTCTGCATCCTGAATCGCGCTTATCGCTGTAATTCGATTAACCTTTCGTTCAAGCTTGTAATCAGAATTAACACGTTGGGCATGCGTCATTTTCAGTTTAACGCCGATTTTTTTTACTGCGTTAACATCAACGTCGTTCAGTGCTGCTGCCTCACCGCTACAAAAGACGGTATAGACTCGCATGTGAACTCCACCTTTTAATTTTTCACCATCTTCTGTAGCATTCGGTACAAGATTATTGGTGATCCTTAAGGCGGAATGGTACATGCCATAATATGCTCGGCTAATAGCGTTTCTTGTCCACATTTCACCGTTTAGAGTCAGGGAATGCTTCGCCAGTTCAAGGAAACAAGTATGCTCAACCGACATTAAAGTTCCCCCGCCTCAAAACATCCGACACATTCAGAATCCGCAAGACCAGCAATAATAATCTCATCAGCCAAGGCATTATTCATCTGCGAAAGAAGCGTTGGATCGTCTGTTTTGACTTCAACGAACAGCGTATCAAGTTCTGACATTACGTAAAAAGCATGAGCACCAGCAAGACGAACACGGTACTTTTCTGCAACATTCATCATGAGCTGCCCAATAGTTTTGAGATCTTGAGCATGATCTTTGTGGGTATGCAGATAATTGAGTGTGTCATACCATTTGCCCATATCTTCAGGGCGCGGTATTTCCATTGCAGTTAGCATCGGCATCACCTTTTCTAGCAAATCGATATCAGCCCAGTATGCAGAAATTGTAGCAACTTCAGCCAATATCGTTGGGTTAAGTGAGTTGGCCGCATTCTGAATCATCGCGTACTGGCGAGCGTGCAAACCCAAGTTACGCAGCGCTATCGTATAGTTACAGAAAGAAACTGGATCGTTAGGCACAATTCTCAAACCCTGCTCACAGAGTGAACATCCCTCTTCTATTTCACCAAGAACAAGCTTAGCTAAGCCCTCAATTGATAGCCCCTGATAACGTTCAGGGATTTTCTTCGCTTCACGAATGATTCGATGGACTTCAAACTCACTCAGAAGGTTTTCACCCTTAGTTAATGAAGGAGTCAGAAGATCTAACAGTTCTCCTGATTTTGGCTGCGCTAAGCTCATGTTTTAGTTATTCCTGGCTTTTATGGGGGAGCATATCGATGGCAATTCACCATCAAAAAGTTAGAGCAGTGTAATCGCTAGTCTCAAAAAACGACAGTTTTTAGAGCACGTTTTGTTGTTTTTCAGATGAGACAGCTTTCAGGCTACCTTCACCCATCAACCTTTTTACACGGGAAAGATCCGATGATTTTCGGCGCGTCCATGCTGTTCTGCAGTAGCTGAACGTTCAGGAAAGCTTTTCCGTTACGCTTCACAAACTCAAAGCCGTAATTGTTGCCATCGCGGGAAGGCATCAGGCCCATGTCCATTTTCATGTTTGAGTAGTCACCATCTTTTCCCAGAAATTTGATTTTCTGAGATGTGACAGTTTCACCGTTAATAACAGTCATTCCGTCACCGGTCATTGTGTAATTACCGCACTGAATTGCAGCCATCGCCGGAGCAGTAACCATTATTGCGAACGCCAAACAGAACCGTTTCATTAAAGCCCTCTTTCCCTCGCTGATGAGGAAACAAGATCCGCCGCGCCACGCGCTTCGCACATCATATCCATGTACCACGCCTGGCCCCTTGTATCGCCAGTGTACATAATCCCGCGCACAATATAAACGCCATCCGTTGCGATGCTGGCAGGTTGCGCCGTGGTGCCGCTGAGCGTGATATTACCGTCCGTGTTCTGGTCGGTGATCTGCCCACCAGCCATCGCGATATCGTTGTTCGACAGTGCGGTGCGGTACACGGAAGCCTGATCCAGTTGAATAAGCCCGTTAACCCGGATATTCGGGTTAATCAGCGCACGGACGTTTACGCCGTTGCCGATAGTCTGCTGCGGCATGCCGATAAGCCCGGTGGCGCTGTTGAGCACAATAGCGTCGTGAACATACTCGTTATTCGCCACTATCTGGCGTTGACCGTCCACGAACTGCCATGTTGCGCCACATTGTCCGGCCACGTTATCCATAAGATGCCGTGTCATGCCGAACAACACCCGGCCCCGGGGGAATACGGTAGCAGGCATTTCAGGCGTCAGGCCTTCGGTCGCGCCTTTTGCCTCGAAGTCTTTCATCAGCGCGCGGTTCACGTCTGCGACCGTGTAACCGGCAGCCAGCGTCTGCGATGTTATGCTGGTGGCAAAAGCCAGATCCGTATCGGCTGCCTGAATCAGTACGTAGGAATCAATAGGACTGTCTTTACCGGTGACCGAGTAGCGAATTTCACCGCTGAAAATCAGTCCGTAGTTGCGGCCATCACTCTGGCCCACATCCGCCGCGTCGACTTCCCGTACCTTTCCAACATCGCTTGCCGATACCTCTGGCGCAATACCGTCGTAACCAGCAATCAGCCGCACCTTAGAAAACTCCTGTCCGGTGATGCGATTGACCGTATCAGCTGACAGGTTATAGATTTTGAACGTTCCCACGCGTGACGCGCTGCTGATGTTGAACCAGTCGATCGTAAAGGTCACTTTAAAATCACTGAGCTCAATACCCTGCCCGTTCTCGTCCACGAGCTGCAGCTCGAAATGTCTCATCCAGTTCTGTGACATGCTTACTCCGTTGATACCAGTAAATGACTGCGGCCGCCCAGGTCGGTTTTCGTTGGATAATTCTGTGTGCTGTCATCGCAGACCACCACCAGCTTAAAACCAAGCCCCATATAGGCGTACTGCGCCAGCAGGTCAGCACCCGTGACGAGAGGAATACCGGAGATTACCGACTCCCCTCTGTCGTTCTGCAGATCCATAATCCAGTACAGATCGCGCCAGGTGATGTTAATCCGCCAGGTAGAGCCAGCCAGGATGATGCTGAATTGTTGATTATCCGCTGTCAGCGGGATTTCCTGAATTGCCATTAGCCGAGCCCCAGTAAAGACACCGCGTTACTCGATATGCTTTGCAGCAGTGAGGTATTTGGCGGCTTAGTAGTTTTGGTGCCAGTATTGAGTACCGCCGACGTGCTGGCGCCGTCCTTCATGTTGGTTTTATCCGCAACGGTGATTTGCTGCGTCTGCGAGATAAGAACCTCCCTCAGGGTGAGGACAGCGGAAAGGACGTTTTCGGTTGTCTTGTCTGTCGTCACTTCCAGCGCGCGGATCAGCATGTTGCTGTACAGCCGTTTGCCGGTCACCACATCGAAAGGAATACGGCTAGCCTGCAGGTCGAGTATCTCCTGATACGTTTGCTGCGGGCTGAGTCCGAGTAAGCTGGTTGCTGTAAGGTTACTGGCAAAATCCAGCAACGAACCGCCACCAGCGAAACCGACCTCCATTACCACTTCAGACGGCTTTTTATAGGCATGGTCTGCGATGGCCGCCCCAACCTCGACCGGGTGCTCTGTTATCTCCAGCGTGTCGCTGTGCTTCTCAGAAACAACCACGCTGGGGACAATCACTCCTATTTTCCGGCTCTGCTGCTGAAAGAGCGTAGAGAGAATATCCATTAGCCCACCTTCGTTTGATTGCCGCGCATAACCTGGGCATTCGCTGACTGCTGCCGGCGCTCGACCTCAGTACCGACAGAACGCGGATCACCTCCACCGTAGATGTGATAAGTGTTCTTCTGGCTAACCTGAGCACCGCCAATTCCTGCGACGGCAGCCTTCCCGATTAATTCCCTCGAATAGATGTTTCGCCCATTTTCATGATGAATAATGCTGCTCATTAATGCAGACATGGTTTGTGGATCTTTCATATTCAGGGCAACGCGAGGATCTACCCCCAGCCGCTGAGAAACAGCCTGAATATAGGCAGCGGTATTGTTGTTATCTGATGCGGGAGCCCATGTAGAGATAATTTTCTCCACACTGTTAATTCCTCGTCCGGCATATAACATCAACTGACGCGAAAGCGCCCGTAAACCGTCAAAGGAGGTTTCGAATCTGGCAAACCGCCCGCCAGGGCTTTCAAGTGAAGCTCCCGCCTGACCTGCAAAATTCAGATTTCCGGGATTATTATTCCGTTCACCACGTTTAACGGCCTGTGCATGTTGTTCTGGTCCATCATCGCCAAACCAGCCGCGCACCGTTCGGCCCACGCTGCGAGGATCGAAGCCCCAGTGCTCTTTAATCCAGTCGGCGGTACCGTTGGCGCTGTCGGTCACCATTGGCATTGCTGACGGCTTATCACTTCCCTGATTAAGCAACTGTTTGCCGATGCTGGCGGCATCAGCCCAGCGACCATCTTTGATGGCATTAAGCAGGTCGGCGATCATGTTCAACATCTTGCTGAACTCGCCCATCTGATCGATGAAGTTGCTGAAATCCCACTTCAGGGACCATGATTTCGGGTCGATATTGAGTAGCTTTGCCAGCGCTTTAGCCAGGTCGTTAACGGTCGCTTTCAGGTCACGAACCATCTTCAGCGCGGCGTCGACCTCCGGTTTCCACTTCTCCCAGTCAATCAGGCTCTGACCGCCTTCCTTCCAGGTCTTGTAATCCTCCCACAGGAGAGCAATACCCGCAGCCAGCGCGGTAATCAGGCCAATCGGTGACATCCAGAACGTACTGTTCAGGATGCGTAGCGCTATCGTCAGTGCGCCGAACAGCGAGATCAGCTCCCGCGTCTGCTTGTCCAGCGATTGCCACCAGGTGATAAGGTCTGATGTACCTTCGATAAGCCGGAAGAACAGCCGCCCGATAATATCCCCGAGCGCCAGAATGCCTTTTATGGCTTTCGTCAGCGTTTGCTCAATGCGCGGGAAGTTATCCAGGATGTGACGGCGCAGGGTGTCCAGCGACCCCGCCAGACCACCAGCAAGGTTAGAGCCTATTTTGTCGCGGGCCATGCCCGCCATCGCGCCGAACTCGCGCAGGGAGGTCATGAATTTGTTGGAGCTTCTGGCCGCCTCGTCAGCATTGAAGCCGACAGCCTTCGCCATCGCGCTGTATTGTCCGGAGAAACCACCCACACCACGGCGCATCGCCATGAGGGTATTTTCATCAATACCCAGCATCTGCGCATACTGGTTAGCCCGGTAATACGGCATGCTGCTGAGCTTCTGACCGACACCCGTAAAAATGGCGGCCATATCGCGCATGTTCCCGCTGGCGTCTCTCGTCTGTACGCCCAGACGGTTCAGAAAACCTTCAGCACCGGGATTGTTACGTACAAACCGTGAGAGGCTTTCCAGTGAGCCGCGTGCCGCGTCCACGCTGCCGCCCATTTGAGAAACTGCGTAACCAATCGACTGAATTCCCTGAACGGTCGCACCAGTACGTTGTGACGCCCAGTAGAGGTTATCCAGACCGGAGGCAATTTTCGCCGTGTAGGCCACCACCGAAAGCGCGGCCCCCTCAACGGCCAGCCCCATTTTGATGGCGTTTGCGGTCGTACCAGCAAGGACTGAATCAAATTTAGCCGCGCCTGCCTCGTCGATATCGAAGCCGAGCGAGACGAGGAAATCTTTAATAGTCTCAGCGTTCATTATCCTCTCTCCATTTCTCAATACGGCGCTGGTTGTCAGCCTTAACGGCCAGATGGTCATTCATCAGCGCGATATCGCACAGATCGACTGATCCATCCTTCAGCGCGTAATAAGGGATTAACCCGGCATCAACCGGGTCAAGGAGATAAGACAGCCCGTCAGGCAGGCTGTTGAGGGTTAGCCCTGAGGCTGGTCCGGCGTCGCGCTGGTAGGGTTCACGGGCAAAAAATTTCCCAGCGAATCGGCGACCACCCGCGCCACCAGCTGGAGCATGGTCAACAGGTCGATATCGTCGAACATCAACTGCCCGCTGTTAAATACTGGCGTCCATCCGTCCATATGCTTACGTGAAACCACAGACAGACACGGATGAATAATCGCGTTGGTATCTTCTTCGCTCAGGGAAGACAGTACATCAGCGATGCGCGGTAGCAGGGTTTCAAACACCGGCTTAAGCGCATCAAACTTAGCGCTGTCGATTTTGCCATCAGCAGGCAGAAGGGCGCGAATGCTCCCGAAATCTGCCATCATGCCCGCCAGTACCGGCAGCAGCTTACGGGTCACTTTCAGCTGGTCAAAGACACTGAGTTTTGCCACGCGGTAATCGTGGCCTTTGATTGAACATTCCATCTGTTAAAATTCTCCGAGTACCTGGTCGATTTTGCCGCAGTCAAATACCCAGGGCATCGTATTACCGGCTTTAGCGTTGGCGTTATCCGGCTGTTTCTGGAACGCCACGCTGCGCGCTGTGATGATGTCTCCGCTCACCTTGTTTCGGATCACAATGACGTTGTTCCCCCAGGTACCTGAAGACTGACTCTGCGCGTTGTACGCCAGCGACAGCTTTTTGTTAGTCGGAGAGGTCTTCAACAGATTGACGGTTACCGTGCCGCTTTTGTCTGCGTGCAGGCTGTGCATCACTTCGCCGTCAGCACCAATTGTCATGGTGTTTTTAGGACCACCCATCGCAACGGTGATCCCTTCCTCTGAACTGGCAGAACCGTAGCCCAGATCAATCTCTCCGGTCGGGCCAGAGAGGGACGCCGTAACGGCCATAAAAGAATAAGTAGCCATTCATGTTCTCCTTAGCGAACGACGTTGATCTGCACATCAGCGAAATGAACCGCCCCCGCCAGCTTACAGGCAACCTGAATAACCGGTGCCTTACGTGCTTCACGGTCTGCCTGCGCCTGCTCGGAAATCGGCTGCGCGTAGACGTAATAGCCTTTTGTCAGCGTGTCGCCGGAATCCAGCTGCCCAATCGGGCCACCGTTCCATACGCCAGCAGCCACCAGCCCGTTCGTGACGGACTGATCCATCGACTGTTCAACATTGGAAAGCAGGCGCGTAACGCCAGCATCGGTCTGTGGGACTTTGGTTGTGCTGGTATAGAGCAGGTTATACAGGTTGGTCTGAACGTAGTTCTGCAGCCAGTCGAGCCCGTGGCGTTCGTCGAAGAAATCACCGCTGGACATGACGCCCTGCTGTAGGATTGCCGTATCGTTCTGGTAGTACACAAACACGTTGCAGTTCTTGGCATCCAGCGCCGCCGCCTGATTGGTGGTCAGGGTTTCATAGGTGATCCCCGGCTCCTGCTTGAATTTCAGGGTGATGGTGGTGTTGCTGCCGTTGAAATTCACCGTGAACGCGCGACCAAATGCAGACAGTGCGGCGTACTTGCTGCTGGTGGAATACTGCACAAACGTACGACTGTATTTTGCCGCCTTCAGCTTAGAAGCCAGATCGGTAGTGGAGGTCGCGTTTACCGTCTCTGGCTCTGCTGTGGTAATTGCCAGAATTCGGCTGAGACTGGAGGCCTCGATCGCGGCGGCCACGCTCAGCCAGTCGGCATCGTCGATATCTTCATCGTCAGCCACGGCCAGACCGTACCAGTTCGTGTAATTCAGAACGGCGTTCACCGCCTGCAGCAACGTTTCCGCCGAACCACTTTCAGCCGATACCAGCGTTTTAGCCCAGCGACCGACATACACCTGCTGAGGTTTCGGTGACTGCGAGAAATACACCGTAGCAGCTTCATATTCCGGGCTATCAACGCCGAAATCAGTTCCGATATCTTCCGGGGATGAGTAGAGGCGAATACGCTCAGAAACCGGGATAACCGTTGAACTCCCGAGAATGAGCAGTGAACCAAAGTTTCGACCAGTAGCCGCACGCGGCCCAATGATCACGTCGACATTAACGACGTTAGATACAGGTAATCCCTGCGGCATAATTTAGTCTCCGAAAAATGAGACGGGCGCATCTTGCAGCGTCCGGACGTTGTAGGTACGAATGTTTTTGCGGGACAGCGTGATGGTGAGGTCATAGCGCCTCACCCACTGGTTGTTAATGAGCTCTGGCAGGTTGTAAATAGTCCCGGCCTCCACCAGCGAAAGCCCCGAGCGGTTCAGCTCGGCGTTGTTCTGCTCGACGAATATCCCCGCGCGGAAAGTTGATGCAGTACTGGCCCCCTGAGGACCATAGAAGCAGCAAATCACTGTGACCTGCTCCCATATCCATTGCTCGGACTGTTCTTCCGATACCTGAACATCGGACTGGCTTAACGGCTGCGGAACGGTAGTGATACCGAAACCGCACCACGTCACCCCGTTGTTGGGGAGCTGCGGCTGCGGGTCGGTCCATCGGGGAAAAACCAGAGAGGCCGGCAGGCCAGAAACACCACGAATCCACCGGCTAAGTTCTCGCTCCAGCGCCTCGTCATACTGTGGGCTATCCCCGACAGGCGTCAGATACCCGCGCACAGTGCTGTCGTTACTCAACTGGCGTCCCTCCGTTAAAATCCACCAGCTCACAATGTGCCTGGACGAATCCGGCGCCGTAACTGGTGTACGGGTCGACGAACGTCACGCGATAGTCGCGTCCGTTATAGGTCACGATATCGGCATCAAGTCGCGGGGTGCTGTCTGTACCGGGCTGGCCCTGAGTTAATCTGAACTGCGTCACGATGAGGATCGCACCGCTGATGTTCTGGCCTGCCTCCATTCGCCTGGCTTCCAGAGAACGGTCAACCGTCACCACGCCAGAGAATGGGATATCCTGAGCTGTGTTTTTCGCGAAATTGTCCTCATCCACCGTCTGAACCTGCCGGTGACACACCAGACTGGTGTCCATGAAGTCGGGATCGAGAAGAACATCGCTCACATCGAGAAGAGGCATTATTTTTTCCTCACGACGTAGTTAATTGAGCGCAACAGGTAACCGTGGGCATAAAGCGGCTTGTCGCCGGGAATGCCCTCGGCCCGTCTGCGTTCCAAGGTTTTCTCAGAAAGAGGGTGCAGTCGGTCACCAGCACCGATAACAGCTTTTGCAGCATCACGGGCAATCTGTCCGGCGCTCTCCAGTTCACGCATTGCGGCTTCAGTCTGTCCCTCCAGCGCGGCGGTTGCCGCTGCTTTGAGGTGCGCAGTTGTTCGGGGTTTTGAGTCCTCGATCCCCATATCCAGAAAAGGACGCGGGGGAAGCGTGACTGTCGTACCGTCGATTTCCACTGTTGCGCCCGTTGAGTGGAGGTAGCCCAGTTCCGCGTTATTAATCGGTGAGCCATCCTCACGCCCTGCCTTATCCTCAGGTATTCCCACCAGCACATCCATTCCGGATAACTGTCTGAGGGATTCCAGAACAGACACGGCATTATCAGCACGAACAGTTAACCCGCTTTTCATAGCAGTTGCCTGCCACCAGCGCCGAACGCAGACCACCACCAGTAGAACTCGCGCCCGTAGGCGGTGCTATTCCAGAAACCGGCATCCGGATTGATTACCCCGGACACGTCATAGCTCACTGAAACCTTATCTACTGATTTAGAGGACACGACACCTGCCGCGCCGTTGCTGTTCACTCCACCTGCGGCAGCGGCGGCCAGCGTACGGCCGCGCAGCTCCGTATAGTGAGCGGTGAATAGTTCGGCCAGGTAGACGAACTGATCGCCCTGTACGTCCTGATTCAGGAGTGAATCAGCCTGCCCCAGATAGAAATTCACTGAGGGGTCAGGGTAGCGGGTGGTATCGGCGAACTCGGGAAAGTCGGTGCGGAACTGCTCGTTAGTTGGAAGCCTGCTGTTTTTTGGCATTTTTCGCGTCCCCACCGGTGGTATCGGCTTTGTCCGTGGCATCAGCATTACCGGCAGATGCCGCCTGAGCGGCCGCCAGTTGCGCTTTCAGATCCGTAATTTCATTACCCTGATCGGTGATGGTCTTTTCATGCGCCGCCAGTTGCGCTTTTAGGGTGTTATTTTCTTCTGCCAGGAGAACAAGGCTCGCGGTCAGGTCTTCAGTGCTCTGCTCGTTCGCCAGGTCGGACTCATCAATCGGGCGCGCATAGGCTTTAAAGGCCCAGTGGTCTTTGACTTCTTTCGGGAAAGATGAACTGTCGTGGATGCCCTGAGACAACTCGAATTTAGAACCGTCAGCAAAGCTGAGAGTAGCGCCACCGGAAACAACGTATTTCATGTTTATGCTCCACAAAAAAGGCGGGTTTCCCCGCCTGTTTCAGGTTAAGACGCCGGAACGTCCAGGTAAGAGATCGTATTGGAATACGGGGTTTCCACTTGGCCCAGCTTGCCGTAGTAAGTGGTCAACTGCTGCAGGCCGCGATACTCCAGCGGAGTGTTCAGCAGAGGAACCATCGGGAAGCGAACGTATTTTTCGTCCTGGGTGTAAGCAACGATACGATGCCCGCCACCAGCGCCACGCTTGGAGGCCCACTTCATGGAGACGATTTCCAGTGGTGTCCCATTTTCCTGGAACGCGATGGTGTTAATCTTCACGTATTCCAGTACAGAGATATTCCCCGCAGAGGAAACCTTTTTGCTCGCCAGCAAGCCGAACAACTCCGGCGCCAGACCGATTTTCGCCGGGCAGACCGCATAACCAGAACGAACCCAGCCATCAGACAGCACAAGGTTGATATCCTGAACAATGACATCAGGATCGGTGGTGGCGGTCCACGCTGCAGCTGCAGCAACCGGGGTAACATCCGGCAGGTTCAGCAGGCCACGAACGCCCAGTTCGGTATCACCGATGTAAACCTGTTCGTCGGTATCCATTGCCCACTTCAGCTTCATGCCTTCGTATTTCTGGACATCAACAGGACGGCCCAGTTTTTGCGCGGAGGCCAGCTCCAGCACCGTCCATCCGATTTCCTGTCCCCAAGGGGTAAGGTTGTTACGGGTCGGCTGAATATCGAGTTCAATACCAGGAACGGCGGTGGATTTCTTACCAATCCAGTTTTTACCGTTAGGGTTAGGACCACCAACGCCGACGAAATCGGTGTTCGTGAAAGATGACACTTCATCAGCGATAGAAATATCACTACGCAGTGGCATGTCGCGGGACCACTTAACGGAGGTCAGCGGCATGTTCAGCGTCTGATCCATGCGCTCCAGCTCTCCGACGAGAAACGCGCCGGTGGAGTCGATGGTCGCTCTGTCAACTGTAAACATTAATTATTCCCTCAGATGTTATAAGCGATTTCAATACGGCCGTCGGCTTCACCCGGCCCCATGACCTCTGCATTTGTCAGCTGAGGTGTATTTGATGCGGTGGAGTCCGGAGACAAAACAAAAGAGCCAACCGGGCTTTGAGTGGTGCCACCAGCCACGCGAACGTATACCGGATCGCCTTTCTTCGCGGTCGTCGCGTTGCCTGCAGTAGCAGTTACGCAGATGTAACCGCGTTTAAGGTTGTCGCCCACCTGATTAGCAGTCACGCCGATGTAAGCCAGATCAAGCGCAGAGGTGATCGGGAACGGACGGACAAGAATCCCTTTCACTTTGCCGATAGTGTCGCCGGACTCCAGGGGAACGAATTTATTGTTCACGTATTTACCTACCAATCCGTAGGACGCGAACTGCTTCGAATGGTCCAGGGTGACCGGCTCAATGGTGAGATCACGAGGACGGGTAACGCCCCCGGCAATGCCCAGAGGCATCCGCGTTAAATATGCAGTACCTGCCATGATGATTTACCTTATTTATTTTTTGCCCAGAAATCGGCGTTGAGCTTGTTCAGTTCTGCCGGGGAAAGGTGCTTTGTGCTGGTTGCTCGGTCGGTGGTGTGAGTACCACTATTTAGCGGTGAAAGGTGGTTCTTCGCCTTATGCAGCGCTACAGCGGCAGTAAACACCGCGTCGACCGTAGCCTTTGGCGCTTTGTAGAAATCATCCACTCCGAACGATTTCAGGCTGTCACCAGTGCGCATTGCGTGATTCAGCACCTGGCGTTTCAGGCTCTTATCGCCAGCAGGCTGGAAGCCAGGACAGATAATTTCTGCATCGGCGATCAGATTGCGCTTAAAGGCTGCGTCACCCGTCACTTTGCGGTTTTCTTCTTCGTCTTCGTCGGTGGTCATGTTGCCCGGGTCTGGATCGCCATCGGTGGTTTTACCCTCCAGCTTTTCCAGACGAACCAGCAATGCTTTCGCCCAGGCTGGAATTTCTTCACCGCCTGTTTTCTCTTTATTCGGATCGCCTTCGTCCGTAGTGGAGCGATTCGCCTCAGGAAGTGCGGTAGACTGCGCTGGAGCATTCATGTTGATAGTTACACCGGGGATTGAAGCCATGCCATCAGACGGCATATCCGGCGCTTCATCGATGAGTTTTGCCAGTGCATCCTCATCTTTCGTCTTAATGGCCTGAGCCAGTTTTTTAAGCCATGACATTACAGGCTTCTCCTTTGTTGTTGATGGGATGGAATCCCCGATTGCACAGCGGCCACCAGCACGCCCCCGGTCAATACCGACAGCGAGGTGGTTACCTGTGATTTGGTATTGCTTGCCCTTGCCGGGTGCCAGTTGCTTGTACTGCGCGTCATAGCCGCAACTGACATCGGTCAGGCCAGAATTCACCGCGTCGATTGCTTCCTGCCGTTTAATCAGCACGTCAGCAATGAGCAGATCCGATTTATCGCCGGTGCCGCGTCGGACGTTCTGAATGTGTCCGTGCGCCAGCTCAGCAAAGTTAGATGGGTTAATGAATACGATGTTGCCCAGACTATCCTCTGGATGCCCCAGCGTGACGGCTACGCCCTCAAAGCTCGCCATCGTTTCCGGGGAAAACACCTCATCTTCCGTTCGCCAGACCGTCACTGTGCCGCTGGCGTCAGGCTCGAGGTCGATTTCTTCGGGTAAGTAGACCTGCGTTCCTGTACGCGCGATCGGTACGTCTTTACACAGCAGTGAGCCGTCCGCCTGCAGATAACGCGTTTCTCCCAGGCGTGTAGTGAAGAAATATTTCATGGGTTACCTGCTCGATTACGGGCAACAAAAAGGCCGCTCAGTGGCGACCTTGTGAGATGGGAAAAATGTTCAAAATAACGGGCTATTTAACATAAGAGTTCTTACCCGCACCGACGAAAATGGACTCGATTAAAATGTCCTCTTAAAGCCGTAAAAGTAGCGATTAACTGGGCTGAAAATCGGTCTTTCCGAATACAACATTTTCACAACATTTCGCGGGTATTGCAGTTCGCATGAAATGAATGCTCAAAGCCGTATTTTTCATTTTCTTGGTGCAGGAATCTGTACTTCAGGCCAGCATTTGCAGTTCGGCAAACATCCTGCGTGTCCGGTCATACCGTCCAGCGTCGGCGGGTTATCCCAGCGTACAAATTTATCTTTCATCTTGCGGTGAGAATCGCGCGTTCCGGCCCCCTCAATTCGCCACCAGTAGCCCTCTGAGCCAACCGAAAGAGCTCTGGCCTGCGTTAGTGCGCCGGTAGCTCGTCCAATCTCTGTACGGGCAATCAGCTGCGCCCTGCTGGCGGCCACGTCACCGGAGGCCATGATCATCTCGTAGAGCTGATCCGGACGTTCACCAGCGATAACCGCCTGCATTGCGCGCTGTTGTATGTCCATCACGCGATCGGCTGCTTCCAGCGGCAGGGACTTCATCAGCTGAATCTGGCGGTAAACTATATCCTGCGCCACCTGCCCGACGGGGGTATTACCCACCACATCGCGCAGGCCAGCGCCGATTTCCTCTGATACCGATTTCCACTGATTCCATTCCTCCTGCTCGACCTGGGCAAACATCCTTCGCCCGACCTGCTCTGCCCAGTCGCTGATTACCTCGGAATAGTCCACCAGCGTTTTCGAAATGCTGTCAGCGCTGGCCTGTGAACCATCGTAGGTACCATCGACGATCTGCCCTATCTGGTTTGCTATCGCCAACAGGCTTTTTCGATACTGGATCTCCGAACGGCGGCGGAGGGATGGTTTCAGGTTCATCCTCCTCCCACTGGGCCTTCGCATCTTCTATGTCCTCGTCAGTGATAGAACCACCGATGCCAATCACATCAGAAATGTTCCTGAGGTCGTTAAGCGCTGCTGCAGGTGGCATCCCAAGGTCACGAACGGCGGTACCAAGTGCAGTAACCACATTGTTCGCCATCGTTGCACGGTCCACGTCTGACATCTCCCAGAGCTTGTTAAACTCGAAAGTAAAATCGTCAGGCAGTGGTTCACCGAACAGGGAGCGCCAGGAGATATCGAGCAGCCAGCGGATATGTCGGCGTAAGCGTCTCTCCTGCAGCGAGTTAACCCGGCTGTAGTAGTTTTCCAGATCGCCGTCGCCGGTGTTAAAACCTGCAGGTGACTGCCCGAACAGACGAACGAGAGGAATTCCCGTCGCGCCGGAAACCTGCTCAGCAAAGCGCAGAAGGACATCCGCGATACCCGCGAACGTGTAACTGTGCGTTTCGAACTTGTCCGCAGCATCCATGATGGTCATACCTTCGATGGTCTGAAACTGTCGGATCATGTCCATGTGCTTCATCAGCGCTTTTTCGAGGTCGCCGCCAGCTGCAAGAATTTTACGAAGTTCAGCAATGCTGTATGTCCGCAGATGGGCTTTGTGGATCAACTGTGTGGTGCCGACCGTCGCGGTATCAAATGCCTCGATACGCTCGAAAATACGCTCCACAACAGACATCCCCCAGCCGTTTTCCGTCTGGGCCTGCTGGAAAGGAAGCGTATCGCCCTCCATGCGGATAACGCGGCTATGGTGGATCTTCCAGGGGGGAATCCCCTGCTGGTTCGTGATTACCTTGTAATATTTCGGTTTCCCAAAATCGGGACCGTAGTCGGTAACGAGATCGTAATAACTCGGGTTAACCATCCAGCGGTCAAGGCTCATCACGCCCTTAAACTGCCCCTCTTTGATGCGATCCAGTTTCAACGGGGTGGACATATCCTGCCCTTCAAGCAGGACCACCAGCACCGCGCCACCGTACAATCGTGACCATTTGAGGTTATCGTTAAGACCATCCCATATAGCGAGCTCATCCCAGAAGGTTTCGAGCTTACCCTTTTGTCCGGGTTTCAGCTTTGAGCTGATGTTAATCCCCTTGCGGGTCATATCATCGGCCATCGCGTCCACACCGGCACCAACGAGGAACGATGAACGATACGCAAACTCCAGCATCACCCTGTTACGGCTGATGTACCCGGGCATATACATTCCGCCCGTCTGTATGTTTCTGGTGTCGCTGCCAAGTTTGGCCGTGAAATTGTTGTACCCGTCAGCTGTCGCAACGGGCTTTTGTGCGCCGTTCTGGCGTTTCTTACGGGACATGTCACGCTCCGGCCAGTTTGGCCCAGTTATCAAGAGAGGAATCCATCGGCGCGTAGTTAATCATTACGGCGTCTGCGAGGTTCGGTGATTTAGTGCCTTCCGGCTGTTTATCCACGAGGATTTTACCAACGGCGTTTTTCGACCACGTAGGCTGTGAAAGCTCCATCAGCAGGCGGTCAATATTTTCTATCTCGCTGCTTATCGAAATGATTTCATCGGGGTTGTAGTCCATCCCGTTCAGCGCACGGAAGGTGTTACGAAACAGCTTGCGGAGATGCCACCAGCTCTGTGCTTTCGCGTTCGCGAAGAAGTCTTTATTCAGGCGCGCTGGTTTACCGTTATCACCAGGTACGGCTTCGTCTTCCGGATCGAATACACTACCGCTACCACGGAAAGGCGTAGCTGTGATTGTTCCCCGGCCTTCAGCCTGCCTGAGCTCGTTTATCACGCGAGCATCGCCACGCGCACCGGCCCCCAGACCGTCCTCATCGAAACGGAACTCATCCAGACCGTAATCGTCACAGTACCCAAACGATTTAACGACAGAGGCGTAGATGTCGCTGCCAATGCCAGACCATTCGTGAACGTTCTGCAGAAGGAAGCCATAGCGGCAAGAAAAACCGTTTTTGTCTTTCCCTTCGTCTGCAATATCCATGGCGCCGAGGCGCTGGCCGCTGGGTTGAATACCCAGTTTGATATGTGCGTCGACGGCAGCCTGCACCCATTCAGAAGGAATGAGAATCCCCTCTGTAGATGCGCTGTAGTTCAGGTCCAGCTCCTGAGCAACGATAATCGGATCATCAATTTTCAGACATTCGTTGCGGTACCACTCATCATCTTTACGCGGGTCGCTGCGCCAGTGGAACGTAAACACCGGGATATTCCCGCTGTGGCGCTTACGGGCAAACGGGTTATTCATGCCCTTGACGGATGAGAGGTCAATACGGCAGCGGGTTGTCTGAGAAAGCGCAGCATCGATGATTAATGGCCGTTTCAGGAATGCCGACTCATCCACGAAATAAAGCGTGGTACGGTCACCACGGCCAATGTTATCGCCTGCCTCTCCCTTAATGACCGCGCCCGTTTCCGGAAACTCAACGCGCATGTAAGGAGCATGTTTTTTGTCATTCCATGAACCGCGAAATTCTACCGGCAGCAGCTCGACAAACTTACGTGCTTTCCAGAACAGTGCTTTCGGGTCGCCGGTACTGTCGACATATTCCTCTTTACGGGAACCGAACCCGATCACCATTTCTTTATTGAACAGGCAAAGCGAACAGGCCAGACCGATAGAGGTCCAGCTAAGCCCCATTTCGCGGCTTTTTTCTGTCAGTCCATGCTCAAGATTGGCGCGCCTGTCCATGATCCAATGAATCCATTCCTCCTGGCGGGGGAACAGCAAAAACGGGATGGTGGCAGGCAGACCATAATCGAGGTTACGCGGGTCCGTCGTCATGCCCCAGTCGATGATGAACTGGGCCGGGTTAGTACGGTAAAACTCACGGAGCGCCGGAAGCATTTCAGGCGCTTTCCTGATCCGCTCCAGCCTCTCCATTCTCCACTCAAACACGGCGGTATAGTCCGGTTTGCGGAAGTCAAAGGGGAACGGGATCGGCACAGAAAAATTCCTCAAAAACGCCCCGATTTAACATAATGGTCGTTACCCGCACTGGCGCAACAGCACCCATCACGCAAACGGCGTGAAGCCTCTGTTTTGAACAGAAAAGTGGTCAAATCAGGATGAATAAAACGTGCATAAAACGGGTCAAAAAGTGCATAGCGTTTTTTTAGTTCGAAACGCCTGTTTTTGCATTTTTCAGCCCATGTATTTTTTGTAGATATCTGCCGCTTCCTGCGGGGTCAGGTTCGCCGCTTCGGCTTTGGCTGCCTCGTCCATATTGGTGAACGATTCGAAAATTTTCGGTGCTCCCAGCTCCATAAGCAGAGTGGGCGGAACCTTAATCCCCTCAGCCTCAAGTAGCTGCGCCGCCTGCAGCGCGGAGTATTTACCGTCGACCTTGTGTTTCATCACTTCACGAAGAACATCACGCTGACGGTCTTCTTCCCCATAAACGCTACGACCGAGGCCAAGGGCTTTGGCAAACACCGCAACATCATTGTGTGTTGGCAAGACATCCTCGACCGTTGTTTTCAGGCCATCGGGGGATTTAGTGACAGTCTTCCGCTTACGAACGTCCAGGTTTTTACCTGCAACATTGTTAATCCTTTCCATCAGAACTTCGCGAGCCTCGGTAAAGGCGCGGTTAAAGTCGGCATGTTCCTTACGCCAATTGCGGATAGTCGCCTCGTCAATTTCCAGCCGCTGGGCAACCATGCGGTTTGAGATCTTGTTACGGGCTAAGGCCATGTCAAGAACGATACCGACGTAGGCCTTCTTAAAGCTATTTTTTCGGGCCATACGCTTACCTGAAATCGGGTGCTGTTTATATTTTGTTCAAAATCATTTTTCCGCATTTTGCGTGCGGAATAATTCTGAGAAAAAATCCACTCCGGGGCTGCAAGCCTGCTGGGTTTGAGTGCGGAATTAAAATGTCGAAAAAATGCGGAGTTATCTATTTTTCGCCAAAACTGCGATTTAATGCCCGGAGGCCGCGCAGAATGGGGAGATAGTGGATCGCCCTAATATTTCCACTATGTGGATAACTCAGTCTAAATCCATCTCCACCACTTCCCCGAACAGGTGGCCGTAAACGTCCATCGTAGTTTTGATGTTCGAATGCCCAATGAGGCGAGAAACCTTCAGAATATCGACGCCTTTATTTGCCAGGCGAGATACAGCAAAGTGACGAAGATGATGGAATCGCTTAATGCCATAGTCGTTCAGGGTTCTGACGAGAACCCCCTGAGTGCCATAGCTGGTAGCGAGGCATGCGCCGGTAAACTGATTACAGATAAGAGGCTCAGAGGAACCAAGCTTACTTTTATCCAGCAACGTGAAAAGCTCACGCGGCATCCGTACCCGGCGCTCCACACCTCTTTTCAGCCCCTCATGTATCACACCGTCAACTACATGCCCCCGGATGTCGATCCATTCGGCTGACACGTCGTTATAAGTAACCGCCAGAGCCTCACCGATACGAAGGCCACAAATCCCGAGCCAGCACGCGATGCGCTCACGAACTGGTGCGTTATTCAGTAGCTCTCTGACCGATGATGATGGCGGTATGGTGATGGGTCGACGCTTTCGGCGCGCGGGACGGTCAACAGGGTTAAAAGTGATGAGCCGCTTTTCCACCAGCAGGAAGAAAGCCGAACGAATCCAGCGATGGCAGCCAGGGCGAACCGAATCAACGATATCCCGATGGCTGATATGAAGAATATTTTTTTCCAGTATCGGCCCGTCTACTGCGAGAAGATCGTGACGGCATTTCGTATATGACGACAGCCGTATGATATTTTTTTCCAGCTTGCCGGCCTGATACCCCAGATAAAACAGAATTAACTTTCGGAAAGTCCAAGAATGGTCTATTCCGGTCCAGCTGGCAGTTCGACAATCCAGCTCGATATTCTGTTTTTGCCAGAAAAGATGTGCGGCATCATCAATATTCTTAAAAATGCGGCGGCGCCCATGACCGGATTTTTCATCCTTCCAGTGGACGTAATATTTTGATTGTCCATTGGCATCAGTGGATTCTTTTATCGAAGCCATACTGAACAATCCTCACTCAAAAAACATTACAAAAGCCACTCAGTGAATGCCTTTTGCAATGCACGTAAAAAAGGCCGCGAAAGCGACCTTTTGAATTTATTAATCAGTGTTGCCAACAGTGTAAATAATGGTGCTACGAATAGCTCCCTCATCATCACGCCATTGGGATTCTGATACTTTCAGCAGAACCCATCCCTGAGCGAGCAGCCTGTTGACTTTCGCGCTATCCTCGATCTGATTGACTTCTTTTACTTTAGTGATATCAAATTGTTGGTCGGACATGAAACCTCCTTGCTGAGTGAGGCTTCATGATAAACGAATGAAGATAGAAATACTTCACTGTACTTTTCTATCAATAACCCCATAAAGGGATACGTATTCATTTATCCGTATCGGGGGATAGTGTTATTGTCGGTCCTGCTCGATTTGACGGATGCCCGCCAGCTGGTTATTCGCTTTTTCGATAGCGGCCAGCAGCGGCTTGATCCAGAGAACAGCCTGGCAATACGTCAGCGAGCTGGTGGTAATGGTGCCATCACCGGCTGCGTCAGCGTTCCCGGAATCGGTGTGCATTGCGCTGGCACGTAAATCGTTCGCGTAGCTGAACAGCCCACCAGCGACATCAGCAGGAACAGGCAGATCGCAGGTTTTTTCACGGTGGAGGATCTCCCGGTATTCGATAACAGTTTTATCGGATCTGGCATCAATAAGTGAGTTAAGTCGGCTGGCGTTTTCGGCTACCTGGTTAAACCGGTTGAAGTTGAAAGCCTGTGCAGCGATGATCTCTCCCTGCAGGTTGTTGTCGCTGCGCAGAACGTCATTATCACTCTTCAGCGTAGCGACGTCAGATCGGCTATTTGCCAGCAGAACACACAGCACGGCAACAACGATAACTATCGCCATCAGTGTCAGCGGCTTCCAGTATCTTTCAAGAATGCCCATCATGACAGGAACACATCACGCTCAGCCTTGCGGCGATTCGTGAGCCCCGGCATAACCTTCCCGCCTGCCTTGTTCCATCGTAGGAACTCATCAGCAGCCCCTTTGATATCGCCAGCATTAAGCTTTTTAAGGAGAGTTGAAGTTGAAAGAGCGCGCGAGCCAACGTTGTAAGCGAACGATACCAGCGCATCAAACTGGCCTTGCGTCAGTTTCACCCTAACTAACTTCAGCACGTCGTTTTCATAACTCACCAGCCCTATTTTTAGCAGACGATCAGCAGTGGCCTGGTCAATCGTCATTCCCGGCCTTACGGGCTTGCCGTCTACCGGATGAGTCCAGCCATAGCCAATCGTCCACGGCGCACCACCTGTCCCTGGGTCTGGATAGGCAGTCAATCGACAACCTTCGAATTTTTTTATCAGTGCAATGCCTTCAGGACTGGTTTGCATCGTTAACCCCCACCTTTTTGGCTGCGAATTTTTTAATCAGATTGCCGATCGAATCGGTGCCGATGTATCCAATAAAGACGCTGGCTATGTAAGCGAGGTTGCTGCTAAGTCCGATAAAGTCCAGAAGGTCGCGAACGAACCAGGCAATCATCGCACACATCAGTGCGTCAATTAGCGTTTTTGTTACCGCACCGCCGTTATAGCGACCGCGCAGGTACGCCATGATGAAAGCCAGCATTGCGCCAATACCCTGCTCCTTGGCGGCAAGTAGCGCAGCGATGAAATCTTGTTTATATGGCATTTTCATAGGCCTCACCTCCGATAGTTCGGATGGCGCTGTGTGTGATGGAATGGGAAATTTAATTCAGAGGAAATAGTCGATGTAAGGAGTTCACATCAAATCGCGTAAAGCCTCATTGAGGTCGATACGCCGAAAACACTTAAGCGCTGTCTGGCGGCTACTGTTGATGATATTAACCTTACCGGTCAGTGCCCTGGCGGTATTGGCAAACTCCCCGCGCCATCGCGTAACACTCTCTGCTGTTGGGTTATCCAGCCCGACGTGATCACCATGCCAGTGACTGCCACCGGTAATGGAGCAGTCAAAACCTAAAAGAATGATGTTTTTCGCACCCTGGCTGGCCGCAAACAGAATAGAGCGCTGTCCGGAGTTGAAAGCCCACCTAGTATCTGTATCAAACAGATTTAGCCCATAGCGTTTATGAGCCCGGTAATTGCAGGTCCAGCAAGAAACGGAGGACGGCAGAACGTCGATATTTGCATCCCACCAGCGAAGATCACCCGCGTAAACGTATTCACAATTAGGTACGGCTCGCCAAGTGGAGTTAACAGCAATAACCGGCAACCCCGATCCTGAGATCAGTTCGCAATCTGATTTATTGAGAGACGGGCCGGATGCACAAATGATGAATGTATTCATTCGTGTTGACCTGGTTCGGGAGTAATTGGTTACGGTTGCCGATGCTTATCTTCGGCTTGTCTCTGAGGACTGCAATTAACCGTAACGGAGAGAGCACTAAACCTACTGTGACGGGTTATCGTCACTCTTTCCCCCGAAGGGTGGCCCTCGACGCAAAACGCCCATAAGCCCAATGCTCTTTCCTGTTACGAAAAAAGCCCGCTTAAGCGAGCTTTTAGAATACATTCCCTATGGTTAGTCCCATAGTTTTACTGATTCATCTGCTTTCGTTTTTTTGCCAAGAGGCTCATTTTCAATCTTTAAAACAATTGACTGTTTTACCATCTCACTGAAAGCATTTAAATCATCAGAGCTATCAATAGTTACAGAGACGTTATTATTCTGATTGTCTGCCAACAGGACATAGACTAATTTACCATCCATTACATGCACGTTAATTCGCGTAGCCATTGGCCGAGGTATCGGAGGTTCATCATCAATCACTGTATACAATTCAAAGGTCGCGCCATTGACTTTATCGATGGTGAGCTCATCAAATGAATTGGCCCAATGACCGTTGCCATCTAATACATATACATAAGGATGATGTGTATAGCCCTCTGTTTGGAACGACTCAGCGGGTAATTCCAATGAATTAATATAAACTTCTATAAAGTTATTTATAGATGTACGTATTAATTCATTATACTGATGCCTGTTATCTTTTAGCTCTGCCCTTTTATTTTTAAAATCTTTAAACGTAATCATACTATTTCTCTTTTCAAATTTCCTCGATAACAGTATGCCACGATAAATCGTCACGAAAAGGTTGGCAGCTTTATTATGTGCAGTGCAACCAACAAAAAACCCGCTCGAAGGCGGGTTTGATTTCGTGCAGGCGCAATAACCTACGATTTGAAGCATACACGACAACTTCGGACAAAATCAAGCTTAAAGTATCTAATATGCTAAATTTTGTTCACATCATCACAAAAACTCGTTGCATCCTGAAACGCTGAATCTGCTTTTTGTTCTTCCCTGTGGCAGACATCAACAAGCACCTCCAGAAACGGTTTCCAGTTGCGAGTCCATGTTCTGACGTGTAGCTCCGGAACACGCTTCAGTATTGTTTTATAGGCTGCAGTAGACGGCACCCCAGAAAATCCATTTCCGCTGCAGCGCTCGCAGGTTTTAAACACCGGCGCGCCACGCTCGCCTGTGGCTTTGCGGTCGAGCACCTCACCTTTGCCGCCGCAACGGCATCGGGCCAGCAGCTCCCCCTTACCGTTACATGCCGCGCATCTACGCTTGACCAGTTCGTGCTTGATTTTCGGCGGTACGATTTCCATTCCGTCAGAGTTGAAGACTCCAGGATGTTTGATCACATCCTCATACTGAGAGGTTAATCCGCTGCCGCTGCAGCTGTGGCACGTCACGCTGGTTTCCGCTGAACGGGAGTATTCGGCAAAGGCGAATTGTGCGAGCACCAGCATACACCAGCCAAACTCGCCTGCAGCTGCTTTACGTACATTCCTGGGCGCCGACTCCATCGCATGACGCGCCAACGCCTGAACTGCGAGCTGCTCGTCGCTTTTGCTGATCCCAGTCTTACCAAAGAAGGCAGCCAGACCAAACCGCGCGCGGCTGCTGGTGGTACCAATGGCCGCCATAACATCAGTGCTGGTGATACGATCCGGAGAGGTTCCTTTCACGTCGTCGCTGATATGCATTCCCTGAGGGCTGAAGTGTTTTAGCGATGCCTCAAGCTTCATTGTTCGCACTCCCCAACCAGATTAAGAATGACCGCAGCGCCGTTGTCTTCCATGTATTCGCCCTTTCCACTTGCCAGAAACCAGCTGCAAACCTCTACAGCTTCAGCACGTGTCACAGGTTTGATGGTCGCCAGCAATTTTTCCAGGTATCGCTCACGGTCGTACACAGATTCATGGTGCTCGGAATAACCAAATTCGTAACCGAGTTCCTGACCTGAAGTGTGGCGAACGCTGTAGAGCCAGTCCCAGTAAACAAACTCACGAACAACATCTGACAGTGTATGAGGCTCTGGCAGAACGTCACGATAGCCATCAACATATGCGCGACGCTGATCATCAATTTCATTCATACGACTGCCGTCAATGCTTCCATCTCTTTTTTCGTCTACTGTCCATCCCCACTGGTAATCATCAGTAAATTTTGGGGAAGACCTGATCACTCGCTCGGCCTCTACGTCCTCCATCGCTGCTTCATAGCTGCCGAACGTAGCGCGCACATCAGCAGCTTTCTTGATGTTTTCCCGTGCATTCTGAATAGCACGCACCGGGTTATCCATGCCGATGGTACCGAAAGCTACCTGGAAAGGATCGCCGCCATTCGCCAGAAGATAACGGGAATACCGTTCCTCGGCCTCTTTTGGAGAGATTTTAATTTTCTTCAGCGCGGCTTCTGCTGCGTCCAGATGTGCCGGTTCATTCAGGCGGATAACCTCCAGTACCCACAGATAGGCATCAGTCTGTTTATGCCCGGTGATTCTCCGTTGCTCAGGTAGAGGTTTGATGTTTGCCAGGGCTGAGCTGTGCGCTGCCGTCGGGATGGTGAATAGTGCTTTATGTTCGTTGTTATCTGTACGCATTACGCAGCCGCCTTTTTCTTTTGGAAAACCAGCTCACGAACCTGATCGCCGTTCATGAGCATATTGTTGAAATCATCGTGATCGGGCCAGTACACGCTCACTCGCTGTAGGTCATTCTTTGCCAGCAGATTGGCATGAGCGCATTCATAGGCCGCAGCCAACCCGGTAGCGCTGTTCTCGTCACGGTCAGCAAAAATAATGAGGTGCTTAACGCCAGCCGGAACGCGGAATTTCTTCATGAAGTTGGCCGTCATGGTTGCCCAGGTATTTACGTTATAAATCTGGTGCGCAGACAGAGCCGTTTCGATGCCTTCGGCGATACCAAGTGTGCTGGCCACCGGGAACATCCTGATCGCCACTGAACGGGCGTGATCAAGATAGTTATCTTCCTGCAGGGATTTTTGTCGCTTTGCACTGGTGCCGATATCTGCCTTTTTTGCGCCATCGAGTAATGTCTGGTGCAGATAGCACAGTTCTCCTTTATCGTCGGTGGCGAGGGAATAAAGCGACTGATACACCCTCCCTGCATGGCGCTGCTTATCGTTGAAGCGGATCGCTTCAAGCGGCAGACTGAAAATGCCGCGCGCGTTGAGATACGCAGCACCAGAAGTGCCACGCAACGGCTGCAGCTTCGCGAACTTATTCAGAACCTTTGTACGCAGGCTGGTAGCACTGCTGCTGACCGGGATTTTTACACGCTGAAAATCATTACCGATCAGGTGGTCTATTTCCCTGCAAACCTCATTAAATGGCTTCCCCTGTGTCAGTGTGACAAGCTTCATACCGTCACCGCTGCCGCAGGTACAAATCCACGTCCCCCGACCGTCGCGGTCGTCAATACGTAGCTTGCCGCGCGCTCCACATACCGGACATTCGCCTTTAAAGTGGTTTTTACCAGTGATCGGCGGAAGGCCGAAGTGCTCAAAGATGGTAGGCCAATGCCCAATTGCTGCTTCTGCCGTCTTCATGCTCGTTTTCCTAACTGCTGTTTGATATCGCTAATCACTTTCTGTGCTTGCCGAATGGAGGATGGCGCAGGTGCACCAGATGCCGCCTGCATACGTTTGGCCTTCTCCTGACCTTTCGCATAAGCGATCAATTTGTGCCGGATGAAATTCGAAACAGTCGGTGTGATCTCCATCGGGAAATCGCTCAGCCCGTTAGGCCACTCGTCAAAACGATCGCGAAAAGTGTTTGCGCACCAGCCATCACTAACGGGCTTTTTCCCCTGCGATACGCGCTGGCGCTGATAGAATTTGATCTGACTCCACCAGGCCTGTTTCTCTGCCTTCGTGGGCTGATGCTGGTCTTTACCCAGCTTTTTGAGTTTGCGTCCGGTGTCAGTATCGACGTCCTCACCGCCCAACGGCTTATGTCCGCATTTCGGGCATACGTACACACCAGCGGGTTTCATGTAGTGGCATTGAGAACATTCATGGGGGAGTTTTTCGGCCCGTTCCTCAGCTGCGCGGCGCGCGCTTTCCTCCATGCCGTCAGACTTCCCTGGAAGATCGTCATACTCGATAGAATCCGGATAACCAAGGCGGTGCACGGTACCGCTGTGATCGAATATGAGGCAGGACTCTTTACCCGGTGCGGTGCGCAGGCCACGCCCGAGCGCCTGCAGCCAGCGAATTTCGCTTTTTGTTGGTCTGGCGTAGATGATGCAGCGAACGTCACTATCGAAGCCGGCCACCAGAACGCCCACACTAACGATGATTTTCGTTGCGCCGGTTTCAAAGCGGTGAATGATGGTCTGGCGCTCATCCACTGGAGTGTCGGCGGTCATGACCTCAGCGTTAACACCCGCCTGGTTAAACTGGATTGTCAGGAAATTGGCGTGGGCTACGTTGACGCAGAAAGCGATGGTAGGCAGATCCCGGCCATTCTCCAGCCAGTTCTGTACGATGTCGCCCACCAGCGTAGAGCCACACATAATTTCAGCCAGCTGCGTTTCGTTGTAATCGTTGCCGTATTCAAGCGAAGACTTGGTTTTTACGCCTTTCAGATCCGGCTTTGTTGGTGCGTAAAATTCGTATTTACTCAGATCGCCACGCTGGATTAACTCGCCAATGGTGGTCGGCTTAATCAGTCGGTCATAGTATTTGCCTAGGAACGGAGAGAACGGCGTACCCGACAGGCCAATCACCTTTACGCCTTTGCCGCGCAGCCGCTCGATATCCTTCAGGATGCGTTTTTTACGCAGGTGTGCTTCGTCGATAATCAGCAGATCAATATTTTCAGGAAAAACACGACGAATAAGCGTGTCGGCGCTGGCAATCTGAATTTTACGGGCTGGATCGTAGTTCGGGTGATCCGCCCAGATATAACCGATTTCATCCCCCGGTAACCCGTACTCCACAAAGCGATTGGCCGTTTGACCAATCAGGATGGTGTACGGTGCACAAAACAGAACGCGCATACCACGGCTGACGAACCCGGCAACGATGAAAGCGGCAAGACCAGTTTTACCGCTACCAGTTGGTGAGTACACCATGAAGGTGTCGTTTTCCTTCCAGTCTCGGCGCAACATGTTTAGCGCTCGTTCCTGTGCAAAATTCGGCGTGATCGTCAGCTCCATTGTGCTGCCCCCGTGCTGATGAGATAATAATTTTGTGATGTGGTTTTCATGGATTCCCCCTCACATGGCTGGTGGCCTCCCCAAAGGCTGCCAGCCTCCCTTCTGATTCAGCTCCTCTGAAAAATCACTCTTCCAGGAAGAACCCTTTTCGTTTCTCAGCGCCTGAACGCCTTGTACTATCTTGCTGATACGGGCGTTTTTTTAATTGCGCCCTTAAGACTGGGATCTACTTAACCAATGGATCTCTCCTGTTGGAAAAGACCCTATTCCTACCCCTGCACCCAATCCCCCCTTACCCCCCTTTCCCTCTTCCCCATAAAAACGTACTACTTCCCTAGTACACATGAGGAGTTGGGTCAGTTGGTTGCCAACCTGAACAGGCACCTTTAAGCCTGCTTCTGTTCGGGTACCTTTAAACCCGAAACAATCAGGAGCGCTGTCGCGTTCCAGCCAGGGGAGGTTCGGCGGTATACCCCTGTAAAGCTCTGCCCTGATTTCTCACAAACAGGCGAAGCCTTGTGTTTGCTTCATGCCTTGCCCGGTTCTCCTTGCGGTACGAAACGGGTTCAGCCTCGAACGTCTCCTGATACACAGCTGCATAACGCTGGAGCGCCTTTTGTCGTGCAGTGGGTGTCAGGCTGAATAACTGCTGCTTAATCCACTCGGCATCCGCTTGTGAGTAGGTTTCCGGCAGTATTGAGTTATCGAAGTTGCTCTCCGGTATGTTCATCGGAAAAAACCTCATCCAGACTGGTTTCATATCCGAGCTGCTTAAAAGCGCTCACGATTCGTTTACCCACCTCAATGTCAGGGATTCGACGACCAGTTTCGTAATGGCTAACTGCCCCCTGAGAACTGGCAATCAATGTGGCCAATTCTCCCTGCGTAACCTTTGCTTTCAGCCTTAGGCTCTTGATTCCGCTCATTCGGATAGTTCCTATCTAAATAATACATAACGTACTATACACACTTCAAACAATAATACAAAATGGAACTTGTTCAAAAAATACGGATTGTAATAATCATGAACATGAAACAGAGATGGCAGGACCTGGCTAAATCCAGGATGAAAGAAGTCGGAATGACTCAAGAACAACTAGCTGAAGCTCTAGGAATAACCCAGGGTGGGCTAGGTCATTGGTTGAACGGTAGACGCGAACCCAACCTGGAGGTCATAGCAAAGATTTTTAACATACTTAAAATGCCAGGTTTCGTGGTGAATGCTGATGGAACGGTCAGTGACTCCAGAGCCGATCACAATGTGACATTCATCGGAATTAACGAGTCGAAAGGAAGCTACCCTGTAATTAGCTGGGTAAGTGCAGGGGATTGGATGGAAGCTGTAGAGCCATATCATAAGCGGGCTATAGACCGTTGGTACGATACAACTGTGGAATGTTCAGAGGATTCATTTTGGTTGGACGTGCGAGGTGATTCAATGACATCACCAGTCGGCCTAAGCATTCCGGAAGGTATGGTTATACTGGTCGATCCTCAAGTGGAGCCTATCAACGGGAAATTAGTTGTAGCAAAGCTTGATGGAGACAACGAAGCCACTTTCAAAAAACTGGTTATCGATGCTGGCCAACGATTCCTCAAGCCGTTGAACCCTCAATATCCGATCATTCCCATAAACGGTAATTGCCGTATTATCGGCGTCGTGGTCGATGCAAAAATAACCAACCTGCCATAGTGCACAAGCCGCGAAAGCGGCTTTTTTATTCCCTCCGTCACGAATCAAACAAAAAAAACCTTAACAAACATAGAGATAAAAATTAATACATCAGATTAATCCGTTTTGTATTGACGATAATTAATACGTTATGTATTGTTTAATCATCAACAAGCAAACGGAGCAAGAAGATGAGCACTCAACAATTGGTGTCTGAAAATGGTCCCATCCACAAGCTAGCTATGGATATTGATCGCGTGGTAAACGTGCTTGAATATGCCGAATCTGATCCAGATACTGGCTATAAGCCAGCAGCCCTCATTCAAATTTGCATTAACCAATTAAAGAAAAATCTTTCAGTTATAAATCACGAAATCGGGCATGACTGGCCGGAGAACAAACAATGATGACTGATACTGTAGTTCTCAATAAAGATGAAACAAGTTCGATGCTCATGAGTTGGGCTCACGATATAACTTGTTGTTCATCTTCATTATGGCTACTTCTTGAAAGAATGACCTCTGAGGAAGAAATAAGAGAACACGCGTTAATTACTTTGGTTGTAAAAACACTAGAAGAAGTAAACGAACAAATAAATAACTTCGAAATTAAACAACTATAAACACCAACAATTAATAAAACACCTTAAATGGTGTGACCAAACTCACCTTGAGGAAATGAAATGCAAACTTCACTTTCTTTTAACAAGCCAATTAACGCGCCTCAAATGTTATTTGGCTCTGACAATATTAATGATTTTGGAAACAGAGTTAAGAGCTGCAGGATGGAAGGTGATTCAATGCAGCAGACTATCGAACCCTGTGAGGTAGTGGCTTTTGTTGATTGTGGAGGCCGCGTTCTTACACCCGGTATATATGTTTTTACTTGCGATGTTTTCGGCCGTAGTTGCCTGTTCATTAAGCGAATAGAGCCATTGCCGAACGGCGCATTAAAGATTATTTCTGACAATCTCCATTACCAAACTTTCACGCTTAATGCTGGTGAGCAAAAAGACATGCGTATCCACGGAAGGGTCGTCGCTTCTTTGGCTGTGAGGCACTTCATATGACTTTCATTATAGATAAATCGGCATATAGAACAGCATGCCTTTATGCGTCCTGCGGTTACGAGGTAATCGCGCGGCTTTACCTAAAAAAAGCATATGGGAGATAGAAAATGTGGAACCCAAAGACGGCTGGGATAGATGAAATTCTTTTAGAGGCAGAGAACCTCAACACCATTCTGGAAATAGTAATAAGCAATAACGAGTTAAACACAAATCAAAAGAATTCTTTGCTAGGTATGGCTCTTAATGCTTCGGCGAATTTATTGTACTGGTGTGAAGCGGAGGAAAAGCGACGTGGATAACTTAATCAATACGTATCGCCACAGAATTCTTAAATCTGCGTTATTACGCCATCAGCGAAAAACAGGAAGCACCTGCATCATCTTTAATATGCCTAAGGGTGGAATTAACACTATCGAATTAACAGAGATACTAATTGACGGCCTGTTGAGGCGATTCGAAAAAATGATCCTCAGTGAGTACGGAAATATTGAAGGTGTAAAAGCCATCCGAGGAATTTACAGCAACGCCGTAGATGTGAATGGCAGCGGTGAATTCCTGACAGAAAGCGGAAAGGCATTAATCGACGAGCTCATTTCTGAGCTGGTTGAGTTTGCCAAGAAAAAATCAGTCACAGCGGAGACAAGCCATGAGTGATCAGACACCAATTATCACGCACGAACCAGTAAATATCGTGCTGACGATCGAGAACGGAAAGGTTATCCACGCGCGCCCAGTTCAGAACGGCGAGGTTACAGCATCACTAGAGACATTTTTATGGATGGCAGAACAAGCCGGTTACACGGTAACCCCACCAGCAGGAGGCAATGACAATGACCCTGACAGCGATACGAATTCCTGAGTGGGTACACCTGCAGGCGGTCCATGTACTCCGCCAGTTCAGAGCCAGGCGGATTCATCCCTGCCGTATGCACGGCTCCGGGAACCTAAGCCTGCGGGTTAATCGCCGCTGGCGGCTGCTGTCCCGAGACGGCGGCCAGAACTGGGAAGTGATGAGCCATGAACGATACAGCAAACGGAAGGACAGAAAATGAAAATCCAATACCAGGACTATGGCGCCGTAGCGAACATCGTTATCACCAGTACGGTGTTTGAGTTCCGTAAACATAACCGGGTGGTCGATGCCACGCTTCTTTGTACGCCCAGCATCATTGCAGCCCGCAGTGGCGTGTTCTTCATGAAATCAGTTTTGTCCGGTAAATCTCGCGACATGCTGCGTGCTTACAGAACAGTATTTCGGGAGGCGACACGATGAAATCTTTCCTCCTGTCTATGCTGTTTGGCCTGTTATTGGTGGCCGTCGTGTTCGGCGCGCTGATTGAGTACAAATTTTTAATGAACTTCTAATGGTGTTCGGGATGGCAAAAGATTTATTCGATGTGGCTAGAGTTCCAGCAGATCGTGTTGCAGCCAGGGTTATCGGTAAGGGCATTGATTGGCAGCCAAACAAAAAACGCGAGCAGGGTGATAGCGAAACACCACTCCCTACTCTTGAAATATGTCAAATGGATCGAGCGCAGCGGGAACAATTTTATTTATTCCGAGGGAGGGTTTTCGGGCGAATGACCGTAATTGGGATCGCCGCTATCAAACAAGGAGACAGTATGCGCTACGTGGTTCGTTGCGCCTGCGGTACGTACACATATCGGAGAGCAAAGGCGATTAAAAATCCGAAGAACAACATGGATTGCTGTGATTACTGTAGACATCTGCTGCATTTGAAAAGGGATGAAATCCATCGCCGAACAGGTAAAAACCTCAAATGGGAGGATTTGCCGTGAGTAAACACCAAGACATTATTAATCGCTGGACCCGTTTAGCATCGGAGGCCAAAGAGCTGGGACTCACCACCATACCGATCGACCCAGAAAACATGTTGATGGTACTGGGAGAACTTCCAGCCAGTTCGGCTGAAAAGTCAGCCGATTATCAGAATGACTATCAGGCAGCGATCGACATCTTGCGCGACAGAGCTGCTCGCGAACTCAATGGTGGTTTTCGAGCACATCACAACGCCCTGATTTATGCAGCTAATGAACTGGAAAATGCCCAGGCTTTCGGGCAGGAGGTCAGCCATGAGTCTTGACTGTGTACCCCTTTCTACATACTGCAGGGACGCAGGGGAAACGGTAGAAGCCGTTAACAAACGGATACAAAGGGGGTTATGGAAGGAGGGTGTACATGTATTAAAAGTCGATGGCGTTAAAGAACGCTGGATTGACTTAACGGAGGTTTCAAAGTGGGCAAGAAAGAACAAGGATCATTATCTCTCCCAAGAGGAGTAACCATCCGCCAGCATAAAACTGGCGATACTCTGGTTATCACTTTCACATACAAAGGGGTTCTGTGCCGGGAGCCCCTCTCCAAAATGGAAGCGAACGCGCGCGGTGTGAAGTACGCCGAGCGCCTGCTCGGGGAGATACAAAACCAGATCGTCAGCGGCACCTTTGAATATGCTAAATATTTCCCTAACTCAAAAAAGTTGGAACTGTTCGGGGTAGTGAAGAAGACCAAAAATATAAAGTCTTACCTGGACGAGTACCTGAAAATCTGCCAGAACCGCAACCTGTCTCCGTCGACCATCAACGGTTATGAAAAATGCCTGTCGGCGCTGTCAGCTCTGCATAAACTCCACGTCTCAGAACTGACACCAGCTGTCCTTAAAAACTGGATAGCCAGCCGGAAAACGAAGCTGAAAACGACCAGGAATAACCTCTCGTTTCTGCGCAGCGCCATCGATGAAGCGGTGACGGATGGCTTGCTGACTATTAACCCGGTAACCCTTGTCAGCGCCAGCCGGTACCATGTGATCGACAGCAGCCCGAGCGCCGACGATTACGAGGTTGACCCGTTCACGCCAGCGGAGACCCTCGCCATTTACCAGAGCTGCAGGTACCCGGAATGGGAAAACCTGTTCCGCTTTGCTTTCAATACCGGTCTGCGGAGCTCCGAACTGTGCGCGCTGCGCTGGCCTGATCTCGACACCATCGCGAACACAGCCCACGTTCAGGCGGCCAGTGTCGTAGGGGTACTTAAAGGCACCAAGACAAAAGCCGGTACCCGTAAGGTGGAGCTGAACAGTGAGGCGCTGACGGCCCTGCAGGCGCAGAAGCAATACACCTTTATGAAAAGCGAGTTCATATTCAGCGATCCGAAAACGGGAGAACCCTGGGCGAACGCCGACGCTATCCGTAAAAAAGCATGGGTGCCGACCCTTAAAAAAGCTGGCGTGCGCTATCGTAACCCGTACCAGACGCGGCACACATTCGCCACCAAGCATATTAGCCAGGGCGTTAACCTCTTCTGGCTTGCCGGACAGATGGGCCACAAAGGGCCGGAAATGATATTCCGCAACTACGGTAAATACCTGGCTGAATATGACGGTAAAACCGCGATTTCAGCCGCGCTGTAGCGGGGGAAATATTTCAAAATGTTGGACAGAATCAGGACGTTAGACAGACCTCAATATGCACGTAAAATGCACTTGATGCCTGTTACAGTGACAGAATTGTTTATTTTCAATGAGTTAAATGCCTTTCGGACGCGAGTTCAACTCCCGCCAGCCCACCAAAATTCTCCATCGGTGATTACCAGAGTCATCCGATGAAGTCCTAAGAGCCCGCACGGCGCAAGCCCTGCGGGCTTTTTTGTGCCCTCAATTTGTCCCGCGAAGTCTGATGCCAACTAATTAAATCCGATCCTTTTAGGCACCTTGTTAGGCACCTAATAAAGCATTATTGTTTTTGAGGTGCCTAAAACTATGGAAACCCGACAACGTGGCTCAAATGAAAATACGAACAGATTGCTCAGACAATATTTTCCAAAAGGAACTGACTTATCGGTTCAGAGCCAGCAAAGACTTAACAGTGTTGCCAGACAACTCAACGAGAGGCTGAGAAAAACGCTAGACTTGAATCACCCGCAGAGCGGTTCAATAAGTGTGTTGCGTCCATCGGTTGAACTCACAGCCAGAAGCGGAAGTTGGAGTGCAAGAGACTCTCTAAAAGTTGATGGTTCGTTTTGCAGGGAGACTTACATATACTTAATATATCCATGCTTAATAACGACAATTAATTATTATTTAACCTAACACTGAATGCGGCTTTTTGACCCACCACAAAATTACCATATTGATCGCTCACAGCTGCACAAAATGGATAAATACCGTCATCAGCACTTACAGTTTTTTCCTAAAGCCAGCGCTTCGTTCGTGTGCCATGCTTAATCACGCTAATAACTTATAACGCTAAGCGAGGATATTATGAAAAAGACAATTATCGCATTATCTGCAATTCTGCTGGCTTCTCCCGTTATTGCCGCGACGACACACGCAACTGATAATGATGTAGCTGCCGCACACGAAAATGCTAATACCGCAAAAGAAAAACTGCATCAGGCGCAGAATCAGGGCGAAGAGCAACAGTTAAAAGCAAAACATGCTGCTGAAGGTAAACAAGATGACCTGAGCAGTAAAGTGAGTGAAAGCTCACAAAAAGCCTGGAATACAACCAAAGAAGGTACTGAAAAAGGTTGGAATGCAACAAAAGAAGGTACCGAGAAAGGCTGGAATAAGACCAAAGAAGGTGCTGCCTCCGTTGAGAAAAAAGTCAGCGAGTAA